ATGGCAATCGAGACCGGCCTGATTGGTCGAGCCTTCGGCGCACTCTGGAGTTTGGTGGACTCCATTCGTAGAAGGCGGAATGCACGGAGTTGGGCTGGTCATTGGGAGGCATACAATCTCGTCGGTAGAGATCTGACGGAGCCCAAGCAGGGTGCCGGGTTCACACACTTTATTCTTCCGAGTTGGTGGACGTTCTCCTCAACGCTCACGTTCGAGTGCTGCGAATGTGATGCGCGCGGGCAACCGACACGTCAGCAGAAGGGCAACATTGATCCGAACGATCCGCGCGCGGCTACGAGAGTCGGTCGATATCTTGATTCGGCCGAGGTCTACGAGCAACGGCTCACGATGCTGGACCAAGATACAATCCTCATCCTGCCAGTACCCGATCGCTCTACCCTCGGCAACGTCTACGGAAGACATGGTTGGCGCAGGAAACGGAAGCAAGCCTGATGCTCATCCATCTGCGACAGCTGCCAAACTGCACACGGTGGTCCGCTCGGGCGAATTGCGCGCAGTTGCCGTGGTAAACGGAGCGTGGCAAAGGACGGCCAAGCCGCTCCGTGTTGCTGGCATAGGATAACTTCGCCAATCAGATTTCCTCCATTGCTTGGCCGAAACCCGGTGGTTCACCCCGCCCGCCGGAATTGCTCTGTCTCCAAAGACCTTCCGTCGAGGAAACGTGCCACACTCGCCGCGAAGCCGCTTACTGGCTCCCTCTCCCCGCGCTCCCATCGGGCGAGAGTTGACGGGTCTACTCCGATCTGCTGTGCGGCCTGTTTCTGGGTCAGCCCCAGCGAGGTTCGGTGCCGGACCAGTCGCCCGGCGAGATCCGTGGCCTTCGGCAGCGGGTTGTAGCCCAGGAAGCCGATGACGGCAGGCATGTAGCGCAGCTGCGGCTGGCCACGGTTTGCCTCCCAGTTGAAGATGCTCGACTCGTCGGCTCCAATTTGGGCAGCCACGTCACGCTGGAGGAGTTTGAGTTCCAGCCGCCGCCGGCGGAGGTGATCCCCGACCGTCTTGGGGTCCGTTGGAATCCGCACCACCGTCCCGTTGACATGCACCTGTGGAAGCACGATCAGCATAGGATGGTCGGGCTGGCCGAAGCGGTAGGAGATCGTCGTCCGAGTCTGACGCACTCCGCATTCCTCGACGGTATCGACGGTAATGCCCGCGACGAGCACCTCCACCAGGCGCCGCTTCTGTTGCCAGGTGGCCGGCTGATCGAGTCGGTCCCTCAGCCTCTCCAGGAAATCCTGGGCTGAGCTGACGGTCGAAGCGACCGAGTCTGCGCCTGTCAGCCGGCTCTGTAGTTCCGCCAACTGCGCGCCAAGAGTGGTCTCTTCCCGGTCAATCTCCCCCAGTTGCGTGTCGAGATCAACGTCGCTTAGCCGTCCGCGACGATACAGTGCCAGAACCCGGTTCCGCTCGCCGCTCTTTGCTTCGATCAATTCGCCGAGGTGAACTGCCTGTTCCCGGATCACCGCTACACCCTGTGAGTCCGATTCCAGCCTGGCGTGCAGTTGCTCCAATAGTTGTTCAGGGTTGCGGAGGAAGGACTCGATGTCGGACCACACCTGCCGCTCCAGTTCGTCGCCGCGTACGGGTTTGGATTGGCAACGGCCCACGCCGGCGTAGATCGATGGGGAGTGGGCGGCATTGCAGCGGTAATAGAACTCCCGCTTCCCGTTCGGACGGTTGGCGGCAATACCCACGTAGGTGTGACCGCACAGCGCGCATTTGATCAGTCCTCGGAGGAGGTACTCGTTCTTCGCGTTGCGCGGCGAGAACAGGATGTGCGATCTGAGGTTCCCCTGGGCCTTCCGCCAGGTGTCCTCAGTCACAATGGCGGGAACCGGCCGTGTGATCACCTCCCGCCCACTCCGCGTGCGCTTCCCGAACTCGTGGATTCCCATGTAGGTTTTGTTGGTGATCAAGCCGCGAATGCGGCCTGGGCGCCACAGGCCAGAGGTCTTTTCCCTCCGCTTGCCTCTCAGCGCGAGGCGGCTGTCCCGAACGTAGGCGCATGGGATGCCGTGGCTGTTCAGCCGTTCGGCAATAACCCTGCAGGAGTGCTTATCCGCTGTTGCCATCCGGAACACCTCCCGGATGACGTCCGCCTCGGACATCGCTAGACCGGGGATGGGCTCTTCGGAGATCGCGAGACGGGCATCCCGCTTCTCTCCGACCTTCCGGTAGCCGAACGGGACGATCCCACCGAGCCATACGCCAGCCTCGGCAACTCGAAGCGTACCGGCGACACACCGTTCGCGGATCACTTCGCGCTCGTGCGTGGCAAAACCCGAAAGCAGGGTGAGCATTAGCCTGCCAGTGGGTGTGGCGGTGTCGAACTCCTCAGTCATCGACCGGATCCGGACGCCCAGCGCCTCGAGGTCCGCGACGGCGTTCAGAGTCAGGCGAGTGTCCCGACCAAGACGATCGAGCCGAAAGACGAGTAGTTGGTCGAACTTCTTCAGGCGGGCGTCCTGGAGGATCTGACTCCCCTCCGGCCGCCGATCGAGAGGGACCGTTCCTGAAATGCTCTCATCGGCGTAGATCTGGTGAATGGTCAATCCGTGCAGTTGGCAGTATCGCTCACCGAACTCAATCTGCGTGCGGATGGACTGGCGCTGCTGCTGTTCCTCGGTGCTGACGCGGGTGTAGATCGCAACGGCCATTATCGGGGGGTCCGTGACTCCATCACATAGGTCCCTCGACGGGCTCGGGAAGGCAAGTCGGTCTCGGAGACGTTCGACGCCGGACGTGGGCGTGCAGGATTCTCAGACAGCAGGCAACGAATGGCGTGGGCCAGGTCATCCAGGTCGAGCGAATCCGGGTGGAAGACGCGGATCAGACCCGCGGAGTGGAATTGGGAAGCTCCCGCAGTTTCGGCGGGAGAAGCCGTTAATGGAGTGCGCTGTGGATCGTGTTGCATGGGCGAACCGTGTCAACACCCACAGCGGACTCCGCTTTACGGTCGAGACGCTGTCTGGTGGGGTCTCGTGGACTATATACGCCGGAGAGGAGTGATTGTCCGGCCAATGCCTCACATGCAATGCTCCGCTCCTGCCATATGAAGCAGCATAAGTCAATGGGCAAACACTGCTGTAAGAGATCACATCTCTCGGCCGCGCGTGAACCCTCGGCGCGTATAGTCTCAGTTCGACGATGTCCATAGACATGGCTCCGGATCTCATTTATTGCACTTTAGTGGTATGTAGTTTGGGATTAGGCGGGGGAGATTGCTATCATCGCGACTGTAGCGGCGGTGAGAATGCGATCGAAAGAGATCACACGCTGACCCTCCACGCTAACGTCTGCTCTAAGGAGTTTCATGAGCGCACAATACAGCGTCAAGCACTTCTTCCAAAAGGTCGATATCTCCCTCCTGAAGGTGTACTTCGAGAGCCGCAACGAGCTTGTTGCGCTGGAGTGGGATGACCTGACGATCTGCAATCCTGAGAGGATCTACGAGGCATGGGCCCAACTTTCGGAGAAGAGCCGAACAGAGTCGGAAAGTTGGTTCCGCGCCGTGTGGGGCCTTGCGGTCAAAGAGGGACTGCGGGTCATCCACGAGGAAGCTGACTATCATGATGTGGACCTGAGGGAGCCTCTGAGCAAGTATCAGGGACTGCTCGCAAAAGCATTCTGGGTGTACCTCCATCACCGCAAGATTTTCACGACGGCCAGCAAGTTCTTCCGGGCGGATCACCTGAACGCCCGATATTGGAAACTACGCAGCGATTTGCCGGCGAAGGAGCCAGACCTCTCTCGCGAGGCTCGCCAACGCTTGAGTTCCGAACTGTCGAAGTACTACTGGGAAACGCAGGAGCGGGGCAAGGATTGCACGGTTGACCTCTACAAGAGGCCAGGCATGATCCACAGCTTCTTCTGCTACCCGGCAGACTACGCGGACACAATGCTCGTATACGACGACCAGGGGAGGCTTGAAAGCCAGTACCAGAAGGGCGCTTTCCATGTGATTTTTCAATATAACCAGGGAACTGGCGCACTAGATGTTTATGTGCAGGGGGGGAAGCAGGTCCGGTGTGCAGTTGAGGAGATCTTCAGTCGAGTTATCCTCGGTATTCCACTGCCCGAACTTCCGAGGAAGGAGCCCTACAGGCTGAAGCACTTCGCGAGACGTGGCTTCGTCTTTCGCAACTCTGCTCCTCACCTGATACGAGGCGTTCGCGTCCGGTCGATCAGGTTGAGCGTTGCTTCCAGGGGCGTTGGACGTATCACGATTGAGGCTGACGAGCGGCGCAGGAAAGGAAATATCTACGATCTGCTTGAGGGCTATCTCGATAAGGAGCAGACAGCAGCGGGTGCCTTTGCCGTGACGCAGGTCGGTTTGGAGGTTCTCCTGCTGCGAGACGATGTTGAAGAACCGGTACGTTTCAATGTCACCCTGCCGGACTCGTGCAACCTGCCGGAGGGAGCGGAGTACCAGGTGATCAGAGACCATTTCCAGGCATGGGGACTGTACACCGGAGACAGCGATGAGCTCGATCTGGACGAAAGCTGACAGTAGGGATCCTGAGCTTCTCGGTCGTGAGATCCGGCAGATTGGGATCTTCGAGGAGCTCCAGGCCCGAGGTATCATTGTCCGCTCTGGGTATGCTGCAGAGTTCACCTGTGACGATTGCGGAGACCATGTCGAGGATGTGGTGTGGCGCGGGGGCTCTGGCACTCCACTCCGGGCTTTCATCCGCTGCCCTGCATCTGGGCGCGTCGAGCTCTCCGTCGAAGACATCGAGATCTGGGAGATCAACTTTCTGCGGTTAGCGGACGTCGTTTCTCAGATATTGGGCCTCGGCGGGAAGGTTGTGGTGGAGCAACCAGAGAGGGTGTGGTACCTGGGGAGCGGCCATTTGGGGAGCAACACGAGAGACGCCTTCTTGGTGCGGGGTGCTGCATGGGATGACGGCACGGATCTTCTCACCAGTTGCAGGCGACTGGCAACATCCCGAGCGCCGCTGATCCTGATTCCGAACCGGCTCCCCGCGAATCCAGAGTGGGCCCAGGGTCACCGCAAGCTGGTACGCATGGCAGATCACTACTGGTTTACAGATGCGCCGAAGAGTGTTGCCAATCTGGTCAATGGGATCCTGAATACGCACGATCAGGCCGTTGGGCTCGCCGAGGACTACGTTTTCAGACGCAGGGACTCGACGTGGCAGCTTACTTATCAGGGCGAGACGGCTAACATCCAGCATCTCGTCGGTCTCGAACATCTCGCAAAGTTGCTATCTAGTCCGCACAAGCCGATTGAGGCAGCGCAGTTGGTAAGCGGCGACGCATATCAGGTGCGCGCGGTCCAGGTTCGCGGCTGTGAGGCCACGGACCAAACTTCTCTGACGGAGTATCATCGATTGCTCGCCGGGATGGAGGAAGAACTCGCCGAGCTATCGCCAAGGGAGTATGCACGCAGGCAGGAGTTGGAGAAGCAGATCCCGGTGCTCCGAGAACACGTCAATAAGGTCCAGGATAACAGCGGCAAGGCGAGATTGCTCCATGGGACTAACCAGCGCGCGAGGGCGACCGCTCGCAATGCCATTACCCGGGCGTTGCGGGCCATCGAAGCCGTGCTCCCCAACTTGGCTAAGCATCTGAAGAGGAGTATTCAGACTGGCAACTCGGTTGAGTACTCACCTTCTGAAACCCATCCTTGGGTCACCTCATGACCGAAGGCGATACGCGCGGCGTATCGGGACGTTACGCCGGGCGTATTGCCTCTTTCATGAGGGCGTTGCTTCGGCGCTAAGGACGGGCGCGAGGAACTGCATCGGCGAGTCCCGGCACTAGGGCAACTCCTTCGATTCCAATCGTGGAGTGCCCAATTGACACACCCCAGAACAAAATCCTCACTTACGAGCCCCCAACGCCGGCTTGTGGAGCTATTACAGACCATCAACTTCGGTCAAATCAATAATTTGCGAGTCCGTGCCGGAGATCCGGTTCTCGATCCCTCGCCTAGGATTGTCCGCAAACTCCGACTTGGCTGGGACAATGCTCCGCGCAGGGAATCAGCTTGCGAGGACTTCTTCCTCAAGCAGGCTGTCCTCGACATGATTGCGACGATTGCTGGCATCGGCGATGGGCAGGTAGCCAGGATCGAAGTCGCGCATGGGCTCCCACTATTTGTCGAGATCGAATGTGACGCGGCCGGCTTCACGGGAGGTGGCGATGCAAGGGGCTGACTTCTCCTGCGCACTCTCCCTGGCGCATAAAACGGCGACGATTCGGGCGGCGCTCGCCGTCGCTGGCAGACGCGCCATTCACGCAGACCTTGACGACCTGGTCCAGGAGGGAGTAATTGCATGTTGGAAAGCCAGCCGGCAATTCGACCCTGCCCGTGCCGGTTTGCGCACATTCCTCGATCGTGTGGTCGCGCTTCGCGTTGCGACTGTGCTGCGGTCGGAGAGGCGCAAGCCCAGAACCGTTGACCTCGACGCCTCGGTGCATCCGCAGACTCCCGATGAAGGTCGAGCAATCGAATTCAGCGCCAGTTTGCAGACGCTGCTCAAAACCCTCTCTCATGAGGACGCCCATCTCGTGAAGTTACTCCTTCACTTCACGCCAGCCGAAGCAGCGCGTGTTCTCGGCGTCGCGCGCTCCACGATCCACGACCGGATCCGGCGCCTTCGTCCGAAGTTCCTGGCGGCCGGCCTGGTGCCCGCCGGCTACAGCGGCATCGGGAGGGCCGAATAATGAGGCATAGCTCCAGACAGTTGGCTCAAACCGATTCCAGACAAGCCTCCACTCAACTCCTTTCCGTGGGATTCTGGCTGCGGCGACGCAAGTGCCCGACCCCAGCAACGGGAAACGCGCTTCCATGCGGGATGATGTCCACGGGGGTGCGTCCATGAGCGCGGACATCAACGCAATCCGGAAATACCTCGAACACACCTACGGGCCAGAACCGGTTGGCAACCTGATCTGCTGGACTCGCGAGGAGAATGCGACGCGCGCCTTCGACCTTGCTAAGTCAGGGTCCATCCAGAAGGCCGCCGAGTACGCAGCTTCAAGCGCCGCACACACCGACGTCTACTTCGCTATGGGGCTCCAGAAGACGGCGCCGGCGAGGGGCAAACGCGGTGACGAGCAGGGCGTCATCGCGCTCCCCGGCCTGTGGGCCGACATCGACATCCGCGGTGGAGCACATGCGGCCGAGAATCTCCCGGAAACCGAGGCGGAGGCGCTCAGCCTGGTTGAGGCGCTTGGTCTCCCCCCATCCGTGATCGTCCACAGCGGCCACGGCCTGCAGGTCCACTGGAGGCTCAAGGAACTTTACATCATCGATAACGAAGCCGACCGGAAGAAGCTGAAAGATCTATCGGTCCGGTTCCAGAACCAGATCCGGCGAGCGGCCGAGCGGAGGGGATGGACAATCGACATCACCGCCGATCTCTGCCGGCTCCTGCGGGTTCCAGGCACCTTCAACCGGAAGCTGGGTGATGATGTCCGGCCCGTGAGTGCCGAGTACAGGAATCATTGCTACACGCTCGATGACTTCCAGGAGTTGACCGAAGGAGTCGAACTCCACACACTTGAGGCGCCAGACCCCTCAAAACACAACTTCCCGCCGGCAAACATCGATCGGATTCTCGATGGCTGCGTCTGGATGGCGCACTGCCGGGACGCCGCCGCCACCCTGCCAGAGCCGGAATGGTACAGGATGCTGACCGTGGTGGCCCGCTGTGAGGATGCCGAACGGTGGGCGCACGAACTGAGCCAGGGTTACCCCAAATACTCTCGGGCGGAAACAGACCGTAAGCTCAAACGCGCCTCGTCTGAAGACGTCGCGCCAGTCACGTGCTCTTATGTCCAGTCGGGCCTCGGTGGCGATCGGTTCTGTGGGGAGTGCCTCTTCCGCGGCAATGTGAACTCGCCCATCACCATCGGACGACTAACGCACGACTCCCTCCCATCGAAGCCAGACGTGGAGGTTGTGCCAACTGAGTCAGGCTCCGTGGTGCCTGCGGCGGGACCGTTGGACGTGGTCTCTCTGGCAGCACTGAGAGAGCGGTGCACCGACCTCGGCAATGCCAAGCGGTTCGCGGCTCGGTATCGCGACATGGTGCTTCATTGTGAGAGATGGAACCGCTGGTACACCTGGGATGGACGCCGGTGGCGGGAAGATGACGTCAATGAGGTCTTCCGGCTTGCCGGCGATCTAATCAGGAGCCTCTACGACGACGCCAAGCACATCGCCGACGAGCAGGATCGCAAGGAATTCCTATCGCACCTCAATAAATCCGAAGCGCACCGGGCCCACACGGCGATGCTGAGCCTCGCGAAGGCCGACCCGCGACTTGCCGTACGGCCGGATGACCTAGATGCCCATCCATGGCTCCTCACTGTCGAGAACGGCACCATCGACCTCCGGACCGGCAAACTCGGTCCTCACCAGCAGAGTCACCGGATCACCAAGCTTGCTCCCGTGTTCTTTGACCCCGCTGCTACGTGCCCAAACTGGCTGGCTTTCCTCGATCTGATTTTCAATCAGAACCGGCGTCTGATCGAGTTCCTCAAACGGGCGTTTGGATACTGCCTGACGGGGATCAGTTCCGAGAAGGCGATGTTCATCCTGCACGGGCCCGGGGGTGATAACGGCAAGTCAACAGTCGTGGACGTTTTCCAGCAGGTCCTTGGGGACTTCGCCACCCGCACGCCGACCGAGACCTTTCTAAAAAAGAAGGACGGCGCCATCCCCAATGACGTGGCCAAGCTCAAGGGCGCCCGTTTTGTCTGGGCTTCAGAGAATGAACGGGGATCGAGGCTCTCCGAGGCGCTCATCAAGGAAATGACCGGCGGCGACAAGCTCTCGGCCCGCTTCATGCGCGGCGAATTCTTCGAGTTCTACCCGGAGTTCAAGCCCTGGTTGGCGACCAACCACAAACCGAACGTCCGCGGCGACCGGGCGCTATGGAACCGGCTGAAACTCATCCCGTTCGAGGTCTCGATCCCGAAGGAGAAGCAGATTCCCCGCCACGAGGCGATGGAGATGTACAAAGCCGAGTTCCCCGGCATCCTCAACTGGGGACTGGAAGGATGCCTGGAGTGGCAGCGGGGCGGGTTGGATGTCCCGGAAGAGGTGATCCTGGCCACGCGGGAGTACGAGGAGGAGCAGGACACCTTCGCCATGTTCCTGGACCAGAAGTGCATTCGTACACCCAACGCCACGACCCTTGCCACTCCGATCTTCCGCGCCTACCAAGCTTGGGCGGGTGAAGTCGGCGAGACACCGGTCAGCCAGAAGGTCTTCGGTTCAATCCTGAGCGAACGAGGCTTCAAGAAGACCAAGACGATGCGGGGCAATCAGTACCATGGCATCGGACTCCAGACCGAGCCCCACTACGATCGGCCCATCCAACGGCCTCCAACTCCAGGCGTCCACTTGTTTCCGCCAGAAGACGGGGAGTTGGTATGAGGACAACCCTTCATAGGGGCGGCGCACAAGTCCTTTGTTTGCAACAAACGATCACCGGCATGAAGGGTTATGAAGGGTTATCTCTATTATCCGTTCTACGCGCACGCACGCACACATATGCGCATTGGCGGCTAATACGGAAAACCCTCCATGACCCTTCATACCCTTCATATCCTTCATGGCGAGGTACCCGAATGAACATCCACGAAATCCTTGACCGCCTGGACGAGGAGCAAAGCACTGTTTGGCTCGACGAGGGCGGGAACCTTCGCATCTCGAAGGGCGCGGCCGACGAGATCAAGCACCTAGTCCGCGAGCACAAGCAACTCCTCCTCGATCTGCGCCTGGCCCAGGACTTCATGAACAGTGCAGGCGTCCGGATCAAACGGATGCCATCGGGCGGGTTCGCCCTCCTGTTTCCACCTGAAGCCCCACTGGACCGTCTGCACTGGGCTGCGGCCACGCTGGAGATGCAGGACCTCCCGTTGATCATGACGTCGTCCTAGCCACTGGGCCAGTCCAGGTCCGGAGCGCGCGGTGCCGGGCTGGGGTATCGAAAAAACACGTCCGAGGCCGGACACCCCGTCATGGGCCGGCGTATATAGTGTCGAAGCCGTTCAGCAGGCGAGCGTCAGGCGCACCCTCCGAAGGCAAACCAAAGCGAGAGATGGGACTCTCGTAAAACTCCTTCCCTCCTTCGGTTCCCGCCCAAAGTGCGTCCTGATGCAGCCTGACAATCCAATTCCCTTCTATGCCGCCGACGGCCGGCAACTTGGCGTCCGTACGCCGGAAGCCGCCAAACGCCTGATCGCTTCCGGATATGCCAAGGCCGCCTACGGGCGCAAAGGCCACCTCCGAGCCATCTGGATACCGCACGAGGATGGCGGTACACCTGTGGTGAACAACGTCCCCAATGGAACGAGCTACAGCTACCGCGAGCATCTGGACACCGGACATCAGGTTTGGGCATTGCGCAGGCTGGGCAAAGGGGAACAACTGAAGCCCATCTTCACGAGGGTGCTGGCGGACTGCCTGGTGGTGTCGCGATGAAAGCCTCGCAAACCAGGACGGGCGGCCGCCATGTGGCCATTGAGCGGGGGTTGCTGAAGAACAGGCGGGACCGGCTATTGAAGTCGCCGAAGAAGTTGCGGTGGAAGAAGAAACCGCAGAGTTGAGCCAATCTCGCTCAACCTGGTTGAGTTTTGGGTCCTCCCTGGGCCTTTTCGACCGAGGGTTGGCCCATTGCACAACTTCGCCACTGTCACGCGCGAAAAAAGGTTGTCACTCAGGTTGTCGGTGGTCACTTCGGAGTTCTGATTGACGCAATGCGGTATCACGCCGGCGATGGCGCGGCGCATCGAAGTCTGGCCGTTGGACCGGCTAGTCCCGTACCCACGCAACGCTCGGACCCACTCGGCGGAGCAGGTTTCGCAGATTGCGGCGTCGATTGCCGAGTTTGGTTTCACGTCACCGATCCTGGTGGACTCAGAGGCAGGCATCATTGCCGGCCACGGCAGGTTGATGGCGGCGCGGAAGCTGGGCTTGGCGGAAGTGCCAGTGATCGTTCTTGATCACCTCTCGGAGACCCAGCGACGCGCCTACATTCTGGCCGACAACAAACTGACCGAGCTTGGGGGTTGGGACGAGGCGCTGCTGGCAGAGGAACTGGCCGCGCTCGAGGCTGAGGGCCTTGATCTCGGCGTGATCGGGTTCAGTGACCGCGAACTGGCGGCTCTGCTGACCGACGATGGAGCCGAACCCGCTTCCGGACCGGCGGCGGAGGAAGAAATCACTGAGACGCCGGCCGTGGCGGTGACGCAGGCAGGCGACCTGTGGATGATCGGGCCGCACCGGCTGCTTTGTGGTGACTGCCGGAAGGTGGGTGACGTGCTCCTGCTGATGGATGGCCGAAGGGCGAACCTGGTTGTGACCTCGCCACCCTACGCGACGCAGCGGGAATACGACCCGTCAAGCGGCTTCCAGCCGGTGCCGCCGGATGACTACATCGGCTGGTACCAGACGGTCGCCGACAATGTGGCTGGGGTGCTCGCCGCGGACGGCTCCTACCTCCTGAACATCAAGGAGCACGCCTCCGACGGGCAGAGGCATCTGTATGTGAAGAAGCTGACCATCGCGCACGTGGAGCGATGGGGCTGGCGGTTCGTTGATGAGTTCTGCTGGCGCAAGACCGACAACGGAGTTCCGGGCGGCTGGTCGAACCGCTTCAAGAATGCGTGGGAGCCGGTGTTTCACTTCTGCCGGCAGCCGGAGATCAAGTTCCGGCCTTTCGAGGTGGGGCATCTCTCTGAGGACTGCTTCGAGTACTCGCCCGAGAATCCGAAGTCCACGTCCGGCAGCGGCCTGCTCGGCACGGGCGCGCGGGGAGCGGCAGCTGGGCGATTGGGCGCTGATGAGGATGATGGGCGGTTCAAGGGGATCGCGAGGCCGAGCAATGTGATTGAGGCGAAGACGGAATCGACCCAGGGCTCGCACTCTGCGCCGTTCCCGAGGGCGCTGGTCGAGTTCTTCGTGAAGGCGTACTCGGATGCTGGGGACGTGGTGTTCGAACCATTCACCGGCAGCGGGACGACGCTTGCAGCGGCGCACGTACATGGGCGCATTGGCTACGGCATCGAAATCAGTCCGGCTTATTGCGATGTGATCCTGCGGCGGATGGCGGACCTGACGGGCTTGGAGCCACAACTCGCCGCCACGGGCGAGGCGCTTTCCGCCGTGGCCGCCTCGCGGGGGATTCTCGCTGCACAGCCAGAAAAGCCGAAGGCGCAGGTTAGTCGGCGGATTCAGCATAGCGGTCTCACGCCGCATGACGGTTGCCGGAAGTCCTCCTGACAATTGGTAGGAACCAGAACTTGAACATCGACCTTCACATCGAGCATTGGCCGGTTGAGCGGCTTATCCCTTACGCCCGGAATGCCCGCACGCACACCGACGAGCAGGTGGCGCAGATCGCCGCCTCGATCGCAGAATTCGGTTGGACGAACCCCGTCCTGGTCGGGCGTGACGGCGTCATTGTCGCGGGCCATGCGCGGTTGCTGGCCGCGCGAAAGCTCGGGATGACAGAGGCGCCCGTGATCGTGCTGGACCACCTGAGCGAGTCCCAGAGGCGGGCTCTGGTAATCGCCGACAACAGGCTTGCCCTCTCGGCCGGATGGGATGAGGGGATGCTGAGCATCGAGCTCGAGGCGCTGCAGGAGGACGACTACAATCTCGATCTGCTCGGCTTCACGGACGACGAGATCGAAGGATTTCTGTCAGGGCCGGAGTCCGTCGCCGCCGGCAACACCGACGAGAACGCGGTTCCGGCGACGCCCGAATCCGCGGTGACCGTGCCTGGCGACGTCTGGCTGTTGGGCGGACACCGGCTGCTGTGTGGAGACGCCACCATATTGACCGACGTGGAAAAGTTGCTGGCCGGAGGGCTGGCCGACATGGTCTTTTGCGATCCTCCGTACAACGTCAACTACGGCGCAACGATGAAGGACAAGCTGCGGGGCAAGTCCCACCGCAAGATCGCCAACGACAATCTGGGCGACAGCTTTGAGCAGTTCCTCCGCGACGCCTGCGCCAACATCCTCACTGTGACAAAGGGCGCAATCTACATCTGCATGTCGTCTTCGGAACTGCACACACTGCAGAAAGCGTTTCGTGAATCAGGAGGCCACTGGTCGACCTTCGTCATCTGGGCCAAGAACACCTTCACAATGGGCCGCGCCGACTACCAGCGGCAGTATGAGCCGATGCTCTACGGCTGGCGGGAAGGCTCGGATCACTACTGGTGCGGCGCCCGCGACCAGGGTGACGTCTGGTTTGTGAAGAAGCCCGCAGTGAACGATCTCCATCCGACGATGAAGCCGGTGGAACTGGTCGAACGCGCCATCCGGAACTCCAGCAAGAGTCGGGATACGGTGCTCGATCCCTTCGGCGGCTCTGGCACGACGCTGATCGCCTGCGAGCGCACGGGCCGGCAGGCGCGGCTCATTGAACTCGATCCGAAGTACTGCGATGTCATCGTGCGGCGATTCCGGGAGTTCAGTGGGAACGAAGCGACGTTCGAGAGCGATGGCCGGAGTTTCGACGATATCGCGGTTGAGCGCGAAACGATGGCGGTGCGAAGTGCGGCGTTGCCTTCGTGAGATCAGAAGCATCGAGGCAAAACTGCGGGCAGGCCACCCGGATGTCGAGGGGCTCGTGCTCGCGCTCTCGGACTGGTCCCAGGAACTGCGGATACTGCGTCGCGAACACGAAGCGTCCCAGGCAGATCTGATGCCGGGAACACCAGGGTGAAAGGGAAGAGGTAGCACTCATGCCGTTGGTTGAATGCATCGAATGCGGGGCGCCGGTCAGCCCCACGGCCCACACTTGTCCGCAGTGCCAGCGGGCGCCGGGTGGCGAGACCTGCATCCTATGTAAGGGAATCATCAAGATCGAGGATGCCTATAGGATCACGGACTGGGACCGGCTTGACAGCAGACCTACGGCAAAGCTGACTCGAGCCGACAAGTTTGCCCACAAGTCCTGTGTCCTTGCTCTCTTTCCGGATGCGGAGGCGCCTTGTGCAGATTGTGGCGGCCCGATCAACATCCGATCCTTCGGCCTTGCCTCCGGACCGGGGCTTCTCACTGCGGGCGATCCTGAACAGGCGCGATGGTATGGCTTCACTGATCGCGGATGGAAGCGTGAGGATCCGGCTGGACCAGCCGCCGCGCGTTCGTGCCCTCAGTGCGGAAGCACAACGGTCCTGAGTCGAGGCGACAGATTCAGCTCGAACTGCGGTCACTGTCATCTGCCGGTTCTGACGACGCACGCCGCCGCCGAGGACCCGAGAACGGGATTGTGGATCCACGACGGGTGCATCGACGGCAGGACCGTGGACGTTGACATGGAGGGAGAGCAGTCCGTGAAGAGACAAGAACTGGGGTCCGAGGCCCCAGTCCGAGTGAAGATCAGCAGGGTATTGCTGAGCCTGGCAACTCTTCTGGCTTGCCTCGCAGCCGGTTGCCTTATGGCGGTTCTGCTTCATAGCTAGCGACGCAGAGTTGCCTGGCAGAAGAACCGAGCAGAAATGGAAGAACGCGTCATTTCGTCAATTGTCCCGGTGATTGCGCTGGTGTCGGGGCTGATTGCCGCCTACGTCAGCATCCAGAGCCGTGCGCTGCTGGCTGAGGTGCGCAGAGAGATCGCAGAGATGGAGAACCGGCTGTTCGTAAGGATCAACGGGACATACGTGAGGGCCGGAGAATGCCGATTGCGGGAAGAAGTTCTGGAGACCAGGATCCGCATGCTGGTCGGCCAACCGGGGAAGAAAGAAACCGCCGGCTGACGAGGCCGGCGGTGATGGAGTGTGCGGGTGACTACCCGCAACCGTGTTGAGGACGGCCATCCGGGATCCAGCCGTACTGCAACCAGCCCGCCTCATCGGGGCCGATGAAGCCAAAGTAGCAGCCAGGGTAGGCATCCGAGAGCCACAAGTAGGCCGAATCGATGGCCTCATCTTCGAGCTGCCGGCGGCGCAGTTCCTGGAAGATGTCGGACTTGGTGCGGATGACCTTGTTCACGACGGTGCCGAGAGCGCCGGGGAAGCGGTCGATCCGGGATGGATGGATCCGGAAGGCGACTCCGGGTTGGGTGTACGCGTAGTTGCGGGCGTGGCGGACAGGGCGAGTCATGTCGGCGTGCCTCCTAGTTGATGCGGTAGGTCCTGAGGCCGTCTTCGCGCTTTGCGCTCTCGACGGTCAGGCCCATCTTCTTGGTGATGGCCCCGGAGATGAACCCGCGGACGCTGTGCGCCTGCCAGCCCGTGGCAGCCTGAATGTCCGGCAGTGTGGCGCCTTCGGGCCGCCGGAGCAGTCCGAGGACGATGGCCTTCTTGCTGCCCTCGCGGGCTGTGGGCTTCGCGTCCTTCGCGGTGGCCTCCTTGGTCGCCTTGGCCTTCTTCGGCGCGGCGGGGGCCGCGTGTTGCGCGGGCGCTGGCGTCAGTGCCTGGATGGCCTTCCAGATGCGGCCAACGGCTGTCTTGCGGTCGGTGAACTTCTTGACCGGCTTCAGGTCGTCGAAGGGAACCACGCCGGCGAATTCGTTCCAGACGTCGGCGAAGCGCGACATCGGCCAGTCGGCGGAGAGTTTGGCGAGTTCTCGCTCGCTGGTGAAGGCCACGTCGGTCGCGCCAACGCGGTGGTTGAGAGCATCTTCGTATTCGGCAAACGCCGTGATGGCGTTGTCGTTGTCGAGGGTGAATGTAGTCATTAGGATCGTCCTTTCTATCGGTTCATGCCGGCGAGTTTCCCGTCGGCGGTGATGTGCAAATCCTTGTAGTAGCCGCTGTGCAGCCTCACCCATCCGAAAGGTGTGGCCTGTTCGTAACGCGCGGCGATGCGGCTCAGCTTCAGGCGAAGCGTGCCGTTGTCGAACTCCTTCTGGAGGTGGCCCCAGCGGTCGCGCTTCCAGCCGTTCTGTGTGGCCCAGGTGATGAGTTCTTCGCGCGTCATGGTCAGTAATCCAGTCCCTTCGCGTCGACGGCGCTGCGGTCGCCCAGGGCGGCAAGCACGTAGGCGAGTTCCTGGCTGACGTGGCCGAGGTCGCCCGCGTAGCCCCAGTTGGTCGAGTCGAGGCGCTGCCTCATTTCGTG